ACGATGGAACCAACAGCGTAGTCATTATCAAAGACCTGCCCACTTCAGATCCAACTGTTGCTGGTCAGCTTTGGAGCAACTCTGGCGTCGTTACCGTATCCGCCGGCTAATTATTGGGGGCTAGCGCCCCCGTTATCTGGAGAGGATTATGGCTGACACAGTTACCAGTCAGACAATTGAAGACGGCCCCCGCACCGCAATCTTTGCGTTCACTAACGTCAGCGATGGCACAGGCGAATCTGCTGTGACAAAAATCGACGTGTCTGCTCTCTCAAACAACCCCATTACCAATGCCGCATGCACCAACGTAAACATTGAGCGCATCTGGTATTCCACTATTGGCATGGGCGTTGAGATTCTGTTTGACGCAACGACTGATGTTTTGGCGTGGGAGCTTCCTGCTGACTATTCAGACTCACTGGATTTTTCCGATTTTGTTGGCATACCAAACAATGCCGGCGCCGGAAAGACTGGTGATATTAAATTCACTACCGTGGGGCACACCCTTGGCGACTCGTACACTGTCGTCATGCAGGTGAAGAAGAACTACGGCTGATGAGGCAGTATTACGCAAAGGGGGGTAAGACGAAATCCCGTGTCAATGAAGCTGGAAATTACACTAAGCCCTCCTTGCGTAAGCGCCTGTTCAATAAAATCAAGGCAAGCGGCAAGGGCGGTAAGCCCGGACAGTGGTCTGCTAGAAAAGCACAAATGCTCGCCAAGCAATACAAATCCGCAGGCGGAGGCTACAAAGACTGATGGGCATGGGAGTCAAGCACTACCTCAAGGACGGCACCGTTCACAGGGGTGGTATGCATAAGATGCCTGACGGCTCTTTGCATTCAGGCAAGACGCACGGCAAAAACAGCAAGCGGCTGTACCACTATGGCGACCTATCAAAGGCCGCTCAGGAGAAGGCGAGGCGCTCATGGCGCTAAAGAAGCCGCAACAGTCCCTTAAAAAGTGGACTAAGCAGAAGTGGCGGACCAAGTCAGGAAAGCCCAGCACTCAGGGGTCGAAAGCGACAGGCGAGCGATATTTGCCGGAAAAGGCAATCAAGTCACTCTCCTCCAGCGAGTATGCCGCCACCACCCGCAAAAAGCGGGAAGACAGCAAGAAGGGCAAACAGCATTCCAAGCAACCAAAGAAGGTTGCCAAAAAGACGGCGAGGCATCGTAAGTAATGCGACTCTATTACAAGAAAGGCGGTCGCGTTGACAAAGGCGCGATGGCCTGCAACAAGCCGAAGAGGACTCCGGGCCATGCCAAGAAGTCGCACATCGTCAAAGCGTGCGAGGGCGGCAAGGAGAAGATTATTCGCTTTGGGCAACAGGGCGTAAAGACGAACCAGACCGTTGGTCAGCGCAAGGCGTTTAAATCGCGTCATGCGAAGAATATTAAGCGCGGCAAAATGTCTGCGGCTTACTGGGCGGATAGGGTCAAGTGGAGTCCAAGCAAAACTAAGTCCAAGTCCACTAAGTGGAAGAAGGGTAGCTAAATGGCCATCAGCAGAGCGCAAGCTGGCAAGCAGACCAAAAATGCGCCCAGCAAGGTCAAAAAGGTCATGAAGGAGTTCAAAGCCGGCACGCTGAAATCTGGCGGATCAGGCGATAAGGTGACCAACAAAAAGCAGGCTGTTGCTATCGCGCTCTCTGAGGCGGGACTGAGCAAGCCAAAAAGGGCGGCGAATGGCGGGCAAATGCCCAAGGCCAAGTGCCGGAACGGCATTGCCATGCGCGGCAAGACTAGGGGAGTGGTTGTTTAAATGGCGACTAGCGGAACAACCAGCTTTACTCTGGACTTGTCAGATATTATGGAGGAGGCATTTGAGCGTGCCGGCTCCGAACTCCGCAGTGGTTATGATTACAAAACCGCTCGGCGGAGCATTGATTTGCTTATGCTGGAGTGGCAGAACCGAGGACTGAACCTCTGGACGGTGCGAGATGCGTCACTGGCCTTGGTTGCGGGCACTTCGTCGTATGATCTTACTTCTGAAAAGTTAGACATAATAGAGGGCTTGTTGCGCACTGACGCTGGCAACACCTCCAAGCAGTCTGACCTGACAATGCAGAGAATATCTGTCAGCCAGTATGCGCACCAGACAAACAAGCTGACGCAAGGGCGCCCGCTCCAGTACTACGTTGAGCGTAAGCCGACTGGCATTACCGTTCATTTTTGGCCTGTGCCGGACGCAACAACCAGCTACACATTTGCCTACTACTACTTAGACCGCATCGAAGATACAGGCAAGCCGGCGTCCAACACAATGGATGTTCCTGCCCGATACTTACCATGTCTTGTGGCAGGGCTGGCCTACCAGATTGCCAGCAAAAAGCCGGAATCCATGAGTATCGCGCCTGCGCTCAAGCAGGTGTACGAGGAGCAATGGGATCTTGCGGCTGATGCGTCGCGCGAAAAGGCGGCTCTGTATATGGCGCCGGGAGGCTATAACGACCTATGAGCAGTTATGCCAAGGGTAAACATGCTTTCGGCTTTTGTGACCGGACTGGATTCCGTTACCCACTGCGCGACCTTGTCCGTCAGATCGAAGACGGGCGATGGAACGGTCTTTTGGTTGGCCGAGATGTAGTGGATCAGGACCAGCCCCAGCTCAAATTGGGGGATGTCAATGCGAACGATCCACAGGCTCTTAGATTTCCTAGACCTGACAATTCACTTGACGAAAGCCGCGCTTTGTCTGCCTTTGATCCCGTTGGTGGTGGCAATACAGCTCTTGGGAGCCGCACTGTGGGCCTTGACATGGCAGGTATGGTTGGGCGCGTAACGGTAGAGATTTCCTGATGGCGTTTACTTACACCACACTGAAGCAGGCCATACAGGACTATATGGAGTCCAACGAGACCAGCTTTGTCAACAATCTGCCTACAATCATTCAGCAGGCAGAAGACAAGATTCTTAAAACGGTACAGTTGCCCGACTTCCGTAAGAACGTCGAGGGGACTGTGGCTGTTGGCAACCAGTATCTGGTGATGCCATCGGATTTTTTAACGCCATATTCATTGGCAATCGATAATTCCGGATATGATTACCTTTTGTTCAAGGACGTAAACTTTATCCGTCAGGCATACCCATCGACGGCGACAAACGGTGTGCCCAAGTATTACGGCATATTTAGCCGCACGGCATTTATTCTTGGCCCTACCCCAGAAGCGGCATATGACGCGGAACTGCATTACTTCCACAAGCCTACCTCAATAACCGCCTCTACAGACGGCACTAGCTGGCTTGGCACAAATGCCGAGTCAACGCTCCTTTATGGCTGTCTTGTAGAAGCGTACACCTACCTCAAGGGCGATCCAGATTTAATGCAGTTGTATACGCAGAGATACATGGAAGCGCTTGGCAAGCTGGAGGAGCTGGGCGAGGGCTATAGCACAACGGACAGCTATGGCGGAGAGGTAAGGAAGCCTAGATCATGATTGACGCTACCGTTGGCAACGTGTTTGTAGAAACAACGTCCAATAGGGGTTTTACTCCCGAGGAAGTAGCAGAAAGGTGCTTAGGCAGGATTGTTTCCATAGCCGAAAGCGCCGCGCCAGAAGTACGAGCGCAAGCTGAGGCATTTAGAGCTGACATTAGAAAGCTCCTTGTCTACTACATGAAGGAAGCCATAAAAAGCGACCGGACCACTGTTTACAACGCCCTGTGTGATGCGGGGCAAAAAGACCTAGCCGAACTTATCAGGAGACTTTGATATGGCTTTTAGCGGAAACTACATGTGTACATCATTCAAGCAGGAACTGCTTGTAGGATCTCACAACTTCACTGCCAGCACCGGTGACACCTTCAAGCTGGCCATGTATGACAACAACGCAAGTTTTACGGCGGCGACAACCGACTATACCGCGACCAATGAGGTTAGCGGGACAGGTTATTCTGCTGGCGGCGGCACACTGACCAATGTTACGCCTACCACGTCAGGAACAACGGCATTGACGGACTTTGCTGACCTCACATTTAGCTCGTCCACGATCACTGCTCGCGGAGCGTTGATCTACAACACAACCACTGGCGGCGGCACAGGCACAACCGACTCGATTGTTGTTCTGGACTTTGGCTCGGACAAGTCATCCAGTGCAGGAGACTTCACCATTGTGTTCCCAACTGCTGACGCATCTAACGCTATTATTCGGATTGCATAATCATGGCTCTGGTCGTTGCTGATCGCGTAAAAGAAACTACCACCACGACGGGTACGGGAGCAATCTCGCTTGGTGGCGCGGAGGCCAACTTTATAGCCTTCTCGTCAGCTTTGTCGGATGGTGACACAACCTACTACGCCATTATTGATAATGTGAACCAAGCCTACGAAGTGGGCCTTGGCACTTATACGGCGAGTGGGAACACGCTGGCCCGGACGACAGTGCTGGCCAGTTCTAATAGTGGATCTGCTGTTAACTTTTCAGCAGGAAGCAAAGATGTATTTATCAACTACCCTGCGGGGAAGTCGGTATATTTGGATGGGTCAAACCAACTTGTCATCAACGGCACGGCGGTTACATCAACTCCGGCAGAGATTAATCTAGTAGACGGCTCTTCAGCGGGTACAATTGTTAATTCAAAAGCAGTAATTTACGGTGCGTCGGGTGAGGTAAACGCCACAACTTTGCAAGTTGCAGGCACGTCTATTACCGCAACTGCCGCAGAGCTTAATTACTCAAGCGGCGTAACCTCTGCTATTCAAACTCAAATCGACAGTAAGAATGCGTTGCCGATACTGAAGGGCGCAAATTACACGGCGTCTGCTGGCGAGTTTGTTATAGCCACGGCAGGTGGTATCACCATCACGCTACCGGCGTCACCCAGCGCGGGCAACACTGTAACAGTCAAGGACGGTACTGGTGCGGCGGCAACCACCACGTTTACTGTCGGCAGGAATGGCGAAAACATTGCGTCTAGCGCAACTGACCTGACTTTCGACAAAAACTTTGCCGAAATTACCATGACGTACATCAACGGCACTATTGGCTGGAGCGTGTAAGTGAGCAACCTTTCGGAGCTATTACCGGCTGGTGGAGGTCAGAACAACTTCACCTTCACTGCGTCTGGCGCTATCTCCAATGGCGACACGATTATCGTAAACAGCGATAACACCGTGTCCGCCGTTTCCTCTTCAGCAACTGGAGTAATTGGCGCTATTGGAACGGCGACTTCGTTTGACTCCAATGTCACCCATATGTCGGGGGCGTATGATCCCATTAATAAGATAGTGTTAATTGCCTACGACGATAACAATAATAGTTCTTACGGCACGGCTGTTGTAGGCACAATATCGGGAAACACAATTACATTTGGCACTCCAGTTGTCTTTCTTAGCAATACCGTAGCCTATACCTCGACGGCGTTTGATAGCACGGCAAAAAAGTTTGTTGTGGGGCATCAGGGGGGACTTGGTGGATACGCCACCCTTCTGACCGTTAGCGGCACATCTATAACAGTAAATCAAAATTATCAGTTCACTTCCGCCGCGATCACCTTTACTTCTGTAGCGTATTCTTACACAGACAACATCACCGCGATTGCTTTTAGAAATGGGGCGGGCACAGCGGGTGCGGCTGTTGGTGCCACCGTTAGCGGAACCAGTATAAGCACTAGCTCTGTACAATATTACACGGCAAGTGTTTCTTCATACACAGCCGTTGCTTTTGATGAGAGTGCTGGGAAATTTGTATTTGTCGCCCAAGATGGAGGAAACAATGACGCTGGAACAGCGGTAGTTGGCACATGGGGCGGTGGAAGTTTTAGTTTTGGTACTCCTGTCACATACGACACTTCTGGTCTAGTGGCATTTAATCAGATTGCGTATGACGCCAGCGCTCAGAAAGTTGTTATTGCTTGGACTGCTTATGGAAACAATCAATACGCAACAGCCATTGTTGGCACGGTAAGCGGAACGTCCATCAGCTTCGGAACGTCAGTTGTCTTTGGGAGCTACGCCGCTCAGTATCCCAGCGTAACGTATTGTCCTCTTTTGCAACGTGTTTTTGCTTTTTCCAAAAACAATGCATTAGGGAGTCCATATCCCAGCTTCGCGGCTATGGGGAAGGTTTCTGGCAGTTCAATTTCTTTTGGATCGTCAACGCAAATATCAGACGGCTCGGCTTACAATTCAGCAATTTATATTCCTGACAAAAACAAGGTTTTGACGCTGTACCAAGATCCTACCTCTACTTCAGGAGTGGTAAACCTCGTTGAGGTCAATAACTACAACTTTACTGACGCAGGCTTTATCGGTCTTGCCGCACAAGCCATTTCTGACACTGCCACGGGATCAGTGAATACTCTTGGCTCGCTAAACGAATCGCAATCTGGGCTGACTATCGGATCTGATTATTACGCTTACAGGGACGGGAACCTCGTTACAAGCCCTGTCGGGTTTGATATTGGCGGAGGCTCTTACGACAATAAAAGCGTTAGCGTGGCGGCTCAAGTCGCGTCGCCGCACTCAATGGCAATTAGCGCAGATGGAACTGCTATGTATGTGCTGAATTTAGGCTCTCCATACAACGTGGCTCAATACACCCTTGCAACAGCCTATGATGTCTCAACAGCTACCTACGCATCAAAGAGCTTTTCGGTATCAAGCCAAGAAACATCCCCACGGGGAATGACGTTTAAGCCTGACGGGACAAAATTTTATGTAATTGGCTCAGGAAATAATACTGTCTACGAGTATACCCTGTCCACGGCATGGGACATATCTACAGCCTCCTACAGCGGAAACTCTTTCCTTGCTACAGGACAATCTACCCCTTGCGGACTAGGATTTAATAGCGCAGGCACCAGA